GATGAGTTCTTCCCAACACTATATGTAAATAGTAAAAAGGAATCAAAGTATAAAAATTTAAGTGGAGAGAATGTAGAACCAATAAGACCGGGGACAGTTCGAGATTGTCGTGAATTTTATAAAAAATATGAGAATGTAGATGGATTTGACATCTATGGGAATGATCGTTATGTCTATCAATATATTTCAGAGAAGTATCCTGAAGATGAGATTAAGTTTGATATCAGTAAAATCAAACTTGTGACCTTAGATATTGAGGTTGGGTCTGAATCTGGATTCCCTGATGTAGAATCCTGTATTGAAGAAATTCTTGCAATCTCTATTCAGGATTACACAACTAAAAAGATTATTACTTGGGGAGTTAAACCATTTAACAATACTCGTGCTGATGTAACTTATCATCATTGTCCGAGTGAATATCAACTTCTCAATCACTTTATTAACTATTGGATGACTGATGTTCCTGATGTAGTCACAGGATGGAATATTCAACTCTATGACATCCCATATATCTGCAAACGATTAAATCGTGTTCTTGGTGAAAAGTTAATGAAACGATTCTCTAATTGGGGATTGGTTACTGAGAAAGAACTTTATGTCACTGGTCGTAAGCACACTACATTTGATGTCGGTGGATTAACTCAGTTAGATTATCTTGAGTTGTATAAAAAGTTTACTTATAAAGCACAAGAATCTTATCGTTTGGATTATATTGCTGAGGTAGAACTTGGACAGAAGAAACTAGATCACTCAGAGTTTGATACCTTCAAAGACTTCTATACTGAGGGGTGGCAGAAGTTTATTGAGTATAATATCGTTGACGTAGAACTTGTTGACCGTCTGGAAGACAAGATGAAGTTAATTGAACTTGCTCTTACAATGGCATATGACGCAAAAGTAAACTATGCTGACGTATTCTATCAAGTTCGTGTTTGGGATACGATTATCTACAATTATCTTAAGAAAAGAAATATCGTAATTCCTCCAAAAAATAGATCCCAAAAAGATGAGAAGTATGCTGGTGCTTATGTAAAGGAACCTGTTCCTGGTAAGTATGATTGGGTTGTTAACTTTGACTTAAACAGTCTATATCCACACCTGATTATGCAGTTCAATGTGAGTCCAGAAACTCTTGTTGAACAAAGGCACCCTACCGCAACTGTGGATAAGATTCTCAATCAGGAACTTACATTTGAGATGTATAAGGATTATGCGGTCTGTCCTAATGGCGCCATGTTCCGTAAGGATGTTCGTGGATTTCTCCCTGAGTTAATGGAGAAAATGTATAACGACCGTGTTATATTCAAGGACAAAATGATTGTTGCAAAGAAGCAATACGAAAAGAAAAAAACAAAAGAACTGGAAAAGGAAATTGCCAGGTGTAATAACATTCAAATGGCAAAGAAGATTTCTCTTAACTCTGCTTATGGTGCTATCGGCAATCAGTACTTTCGTTATTACAAACTAGCAAACGCAGAGGCAATCACTCTTTCTGGACAGGTTGCGATTCGTTGGATTGAGAGTAAGATGAATATCTATCTCAATAAACTTCTAAAAACACAAGAGGTTGATTATGTCATTGCTTCTGATACTGATTCCATTTATCTTAATATGGGTCCTTTGGTTGAACGTGTATACAAGGGAAGAGAGAAAACTACTGAAGGCGTTGTTTCGTTCCTTGATAAGATCTGTCAGATGGAACTTGAAAAGTATATTGAAAGTTGCTACAAAGAACTGGCGGAATATATGAATGCATATGATCAGAAGATGCAAATGAAAAGAGAGAACATTGCTGATCGTGGAATCTGGACTGCAAAGAAACGTTATATTCTCAATGTATGGGATAGTGAAGGTGTCCGTTATGAGGAACCTAAACTGAAGATGATGGGTATTGAGGCAGTTAAATCCTCCACACCTGCTCCTTGCCGCAAGATGATTAAAGATGCTCTTAAGTTAATGATGAATGGAACTGAAGAAGATGTGATTGCTTTTATCGACAATGCCCGCAAGGAGTTTCGACAACTTCCCCCAGAACAAATATCATTCCCCCGTTCTGCATCTGATGTAAACAAATACAAATCATCTTCTACAATTTATTCTAAGGGAACACCAATTCATGTTCGTGGAGCACTGCTGTTTAATCATTACATAAAAGAGGCAAAACTAACAAACAAATATTCACTTATACAAAATGGTGAAAAGATTAAGTTTATTTACCTAAAGAAACCAAATACAATTCACGAGAATATTATTTCGTTCATTCAAGAATTTCCTAAGGAGTTAAACCTTGACAAATACATAGACTATGAACTACAATTTGAGAAGGCATTTTTAGAACCACTCAAAATTATTCTTGATTCTATTGGGTGGAATATTGAAAAGACTGTTAACCTGGAGTTATTTTTTTCCTAATGGATTTACCTATTAACGACAAAGAACTTGCAACAATTGTAAGTTCTCTAAGACTTGGTGGAGACGTTGCTCTCTATCAAAAAATAAATACTGTCAAACAGGTTAGAGATGCCGAACCTGATGGACCTTACAAAAAAACTTTACGTGAGCAATACGGGATGGCAATCTAATGGAAAATTTAATCAGAGTCAAGTATTATTTTAGGGATCATCCAAATACAACTCTTTCTGTATTTTTGAAGACACAGGAACAAGTTGAGTCTTATAAGGCAAAACACCCCAATTATGTTTATATTGAAGAGAGTAAGTAAATCATGGATTTTTTGAAAGATATAGTAAAAGAGATTGGAGATGACTTCACAAAACTTGCATCCGATATTGATGAGACTGAAAGTTATGTGGACACAGGTTCATACGTCTTTAACGCTCTTGTATCTGGTAGTATCTTTGGTGGGGTATCTGGTAACAAGAT